AAGCCCAGTATTAGCTGAAGGAGACACCAATAATAATAGTAATCCCGTGGCAGCAGCGACCGGAAATGTGACCAATTCGGCTATACAATTCCAGAACAATGGAGCTTCGTCACGGCAAAACTATGGTCCAAACATTTCATGTAATGGATCAACAATGACGTTTAGTCCTTTCTATATGGGGAGCCATGTCAATCCGTATTCTGCGGATGAAGATACAAGAGACTTATACCCTTCTAGTTATCAGTTAAATGAGAACTGGGGGTTCCAAGTTAACTTCATGGTTCCTTTAGATAAGGAAGGATACAAACAGTGTAAAGCCATAGCTAAACGTCAAGAAGAAAAGATGCAATTAGATTTCGAGCTCGTGCGTGCTCTCAAATGCGCCGAGCTTATGCAAAAAGGCTTTACCATACGACCCGGAACTCGTGTTTATCACTTGTGTTCTGATGTCGTACCTATTCAATCACTTTTACCCAAGAAAAAATAATGTTAGCAATCGCAAAACCATTCGTACTCTCTGCACTTAGATCACCAAAATTTAAGATTTTTGTAATTGAACTACTTGAAAAATTAGTAGAGCAGAGTGATAACGAGCTAGATGATAAAGCCTTAGCAATGGTTAAGAAAGGCTTAGGACTATAAATGAAAAAGAAAGCAACTGAAGATCAATTCAACGAGTTGCATAATCTAGTTACAAAGGAGTTTCTTGCTCGTATCAAAGCGGGCGAAGCTACCACTCAAGACTTAAAAGCAGCTTGTGATTGGCTTAAAGCTAATGACATTAGCGGAGTTGCTTATAACGGAAATCCTTTAGAGAAACTATCTAAGGTTATGCCAACTGTTGATCCAGAATTAGTACAGGCGAAGCTTTATGGCAGGAACATCTGAATACTATAAATCCAACCCAGCAGCTAAGAAGAAAAGACTTACGCAGCAAAAAAAATACAACAAAACAAAAAAGGGATTAGCTCTACGTGTTAATGCAAATCGACTTAATAGACAACTTGGAACCTACGGGAATGGTGACGGCAAAGATGCTGCTCACTACAAAGGGAGTACCACGAAAGGAAGACTCCAATCTCCATCTACCAATAGAAAAAGCCGATTAAAAATTAAAGCACACAAAAAGATTGCATGACCCCTCTATTACCTAGTCCAAAACATTACTTACAAAACCTAATAACCATGACGAGTTCAGATTCTAAACGGCTCTGGAGAAGAGCTGTAAAAGAGCACTTTAATTGTACATGTGTTTATTGCGGAGAAACTTATGAATTTAAAGAACTTACACTCGATCATGTCAAGCCTCGTAGTAAAGGCGGACAGGATCTTACAACGAATGTTGTATGCGCGTGCAGAAAATGTAATGCAGACAAAGGTAGTAGTCATTGGCTCGGATGGATGCGAAAGGCATTTGGATTCCAGCCACTTAGAGAATTAATTATTCATCAACACATAAATTAAAATGGCACGACCTAAGAGAGGTAACTATGCTACGGGTCCAGCAGGAGATGCCCGTTATAAAAAAAATTTAAGAGAATACTTAAAAAAGCAGAAAGAACTTCAAGAAAAGAAGACTAAAATTGATTCCACTAAAAAGAATATTGAAAAGCAAAAAACTGCTAACAAAAAGGCTACCACTACAACTAAGACAACAAAAGGTACAACCACAACTAAACCTAAGTCTACGGCAGCAAAAGGCAAATCGCTAGCAACTGGAAAAACAACCAGTAAAACAAAAGCTGTTGAAACACCTCAAACAACTACAGCTACAAAAACTAGGACAAGAACTAGAACTCAGACAAAGAGTAAGTCAACTACAAAGACTACACCTAAGTCTAAGACACCTGCAAAGACTACACTTAAGTCTAAGACACCTGCAAAGACTACAAATAAACAACCAACTAAACAACCAGCAAAAAGAGGTAGACCTGTAGGTTCTAAAAACAAACCTAAAGGTAATCAGAATCTAAAAATTGCTAAAGAAACTGCTGGTAAAACTGGTAAGTTTCTTAAAGAACAAGGAAAAAAAGCCTTAGATACAGGAAAGAAACAGTACGGCAAATTACAAACTAAATTAGCAGCTAAAGACCAAACACCTCAACAGGCTAATCCAGAACCTAAGACAAAAGGTCAAAAGTTGATGTCTAGGCTTAATAAAAGTTATCAAGCTTATAAAGGTGAAGTTAAAGCTAAAGCTGGCGAAACTTTTGCTAAATCTAAAGATAAGCTCACAGACAAATCCCTAAAAGGACAAAGAAGAACTGGTGCAAGAGCAGCTTTAGCAATGGAAGGTGGAAGGCGTCTTACTGATGCACTATTTAACAGACTTGGTAAACCCAAAGACATGACTGTTAAAGAATATGATGCAGCCAAAAAAAAGATGAAGTCTGAAAGAAATTTAGTTAAAGACAGTTTAAAAATAGCTAAAAGAATCAGGAATAAATTTAAAGGTAAATCTGGAGAATCCTCAACTACCAAAAACATCAACAAGCAAAAGAAAGTTAACAAGAATCAAAATAACTCTGGTTTAAAAATTAAAAAGACTTATTACTCAGGAAATAAGAATTACACAGGAAATAAGGATTACAACGCTAAGACAGCTACTAAGACATATAATCCTAATTTGTCTACTTTTAGAGTGGATCCTGACGAAAACAGAAAGTTACAGTTACAAATTCAGAATCAAGGTAATAAAAAAAATAAAACAGAAACTTACAGCAGAGTGTTATCACGACAAGCTAAGAAGAATAAATCAAACAATACAACTACTTCCAACTCACCAAAGCCCGGCTCAGCTAGAGCAAAGCTAAGAGCTAAAAACGAAGCAAGATTTGGTAAGGCACATGTAGATAAGTTACGTGCGAAGAACAAAGACTTCCAAGCTATGAAGAAGAAGAAGATGACGAAAGCAGAATTTATAAGACGATACCCTAATTCGATCACAGCTCAAAAAGCTAAAGGACTCAGAAAGTAAACAATAACCGCCCCGAAAGGGGCTTTTTTAATGAAAGCAATTATCAAGCCTCTTCTCGGCAATGGGAAGAAGGTGCTGGCTAATGGTGCGGATTTAGTTGCAAAGAACGGAAAGAACGGAAAGAACGGACTTAACGGTAACGGATCTTTAGCAAGTTACTACGTCAAAGAACAAAGAGCTAAAAAAGCCAACTTAAAAAATACTGGGTTTACACAAGTTGTAGACGAACCAGATTACAGAGGTCTTGAAGATAGCCCTTCTAATGGAAAACCAACTTCTGCTCTTTCAAGAAAGTTTGCAGCTAGTCAAAGAGTATTACAAGGTCGTTCATCTCCTTTATATTCATGGAATGTCGTCAAAGATGCAGAGATAAATTCTCTTGATGACATTAAAACTTGGGTCAGTAAAAAGCCAGAAGGTTCTGTTGAACACTTTCAAGACTTTGGAGCGGCAATGAAAAAGCTTTTTCCTGATAAAGAAGGAGGAGAAAACTTTGTTGGTTTTGAAGATATATACGAAAAGTATGAAGAGTTAGGTTTTACCAGAAGATTTGACGGAGACTTATACAGACTTAAAAGAACTGGAACTTTTGGTGCTAGAAGCGATTATGCTGGAGGACCAAGGGTGACTCATCAAAAGATGACGGATAGAAATAGGACCAACAGAGCTGCTGGTGATAGAAGAAATGAAAATATAGCTTGGTCAACTGATGAAGACAAAGCTAATTTTAATAGGTTAAAAAGAGAACGAAAAAACTTTAACGATGACCTTCGAGCAACAAGCACTCGTCGAGTAACTGCTACTGGAGGTATGATCTTAGAACATGACATCCAACAAAACAGTAGATACTGGACTGTATATACAAACAGGAAAAACTCTGATGCTTCTAATGTTTTTAACTGGAATCAACCAAGATTAGCTAGTCATAAAGGTGCAATCGAAAGGCATTTAGCAGCTATAGATGGAGAACCTTTCTATGTGAAGATGAATGGTACTAAAGATAAGTATGAAATTTATCATTTAGATTCAGATACTTTACTTAAAACCATAGGTATTGAAGATGACTATGAAGCCATCATAGAAGGACTTCTAAGAGACTTATAACTAATTTATCCACATTCGTACATGAAAGACGTTTTAACGTCCTTACAGGGCGATTTCAAGCTGTTTCTGCAAGCATTATGGGACCAGCTTGATCTCCCTTCACCAACTAGGGCGCAATATGCCATTGCAGACTACCTACAAAACGGACCTAAACGTTTACAGATCCAAGCCTTCCGAGGAGTCGGAAAAAGTTGGATTACTGGAGCGTTTGTTTTGTGGACACTCTTCAATGACCCAGAAAAGAAAATAATGATAATTTCTGCCTCTAAGGAAAGGGCAGACAACATGAGTATTTTCCTACAGAAACTAATTATAGAAACACCATGGCTAAGTCACTTACAACCAAAGAGCGACGACGCAAGATGGTCAAGGATTTCCTTCGACGTACTATGCAGTCCTCATCAGGCACCATCAGTCAAAAGTGTTGGTATTACTGGTCAGTTAACGGGAAGCAGAGCGGATCTAATGATTCTGGACGACATAGAAGTTCCCGGGAACAGCATGACGGAGTTGATGCGTGAAAAGCTTCTTCAACTCTGCACCGAAGCAGAATCAATCCTTACGCCGAAAGACGATAGCCGTATTATGTATCTCGGGACTCCTCAGACTACTTTTACTATTTATCGTAAGTTGGCAAGCAGGAATTACAGACCGTTTGTTTGGACAGCACGATACCCAAGAAATAATACACAATACGAAGGACTAATAGCTCCACAGCTACAAGAAGATATTGATAACGG